TTCACTTTTAGCTCTTTCTTCTGGTGTCAAAGCAGCTGACTTACCTTTCAACCAACTAAATGCTTTCATAATTCCAGCAATAGCTCCTGCAATAGCAATACCTATTAAAATGTATTTGGCTGAAGATATTAAACTAGCCATCGCCATTCGCAATAACGCCATTGTACTTTTCCCAATCGACTTTGTAAAATCAACTAAACTTTTACCTATTGTTTTAAATCCTTTACCAATTGAACTCATACCTGGTATAAATCCTAATATTTCTTTTCCCATTAATTTAAAATAATTAAATAATTCTTTAGGAGCATTTAAACCTTGCATCATTGTTGATTTCATACCACTAAACATATCACTGATAGGCCCACCACTTCGACCTGATTGTGAAGTAGCATTCATTCCCATTTGCTCTTTTCGAAGTTGTAATTTTTCTTCTTGTGATTTTAAAATCTTATGTTTATTGATAATTTTATCAGATTGTTCTTGTGTGATGGTTTCACCTTTTTGTAATAGTTTTTCTTCTTTTAAAAGTCTTTCTCGTAATTTTTCTATATCTTTTTCTTTTTTTATTATACTTTGTTGCTCTATAAAAATCTCTTTATTTGTTCTGACTTTTAATTTTAAATTATCTTTATCTACAACAACATTCAACCCTTCTTGTTTTAATTGTTTTTGTCTTTCTTCTAATTGATATATTTTGTCTTTTTTATCATCTTTTTCTTGTTGTTCCTTTTGTTTTTTTTGTTGAACAATTTTTTCTAGTTTTGTTATACTATTATTTAATTCTTTACTAAAATTTCTTAATGAGATACCGGCTTTTTCCTGTAAATTTTTTATGATATCCATTGCCTTTTGATCATCAGTATCTTTATTAGACTTTAATAATTCTTCTATTTTAAATATTTCTGCTTCGATATCAGGTATTATTAATTTTACAGCACCTACAGTTGTGGCTTCTACTCGTTGAGATATGGAATCAGTTAAACTTCTTAATGTTTTTGTTAATTGTTCTGACCCTAATTTACCACCTGACACATCTTTAACAGATTGTACAACTGATGCTTTTTTGCGTAAATCTCCATTGTCCATATCTATATCATCAGGTCGAATTCCTAATGCTAAATAATCAGAATCATTTGGCATATTATCCTATTTGGTCGTCTGTATTAAATTTTTGTTGTGATGTTTGAATTGTTTGTGCTACTATTTTTTTATCTTCAATCTTTTCTTGTGTTCTACCATAAGCTGATATACCTAACACAGCTCCCATACAAATATGAAAGAAACCAGCCCCCTGTAATGTAAGTGGCATCCATTGAGTAAATACAACTGTTTTTAAATAAGTTGCTTGTGCTAAATTCCATAATATAGGAAATATAACAAAATCAAATGCACATACCGCTAGATATAACCAACCCATAGCTGGTCTCCATTTAGTATTGAAATTTGATTCTTTTTGATTATTCATAATACTATTTATAATGTATAATTATTATTGTGATGCTTTTTCACGCTGTCTTTCATTTTCTTCTTTAATATAGTTCACTAATAAGGATACGTATATATCCCTTTCCCAAGGAACCATATTTTCAATTTCTGTTAAAGAATATTTGTGATGCTGCATTAAGGCAAAATTAGTTTCAAAGTAGGCCTCTAAGCTACTGTGGGCGAGGCCAATTCGAAAAAATCTGCAATACCTGATAAAGTTATTTTACTCACAACTCCTGTCTTAGGATTAGTAATTTCAATTTCTTTTTTCAGTTTAGGCATACTATCAAAAAATTTTCTAATTTTATTAAATGATTCTTGTGGTAGATATTCTATAAACTCTTTTAATTCTGCTTTAGAAGTGTCTTTTGATGAATATATCTTATCACCTTCAAAAATGTGATCAATACAATCGATTAATATATTAAAAATAGTTTCTAATTGCATATTATCAACACCTTTACCTAAATCATAATTTTTAAGTGTAGGATATTTTAATACAATACCTAGATTTTTCTTTTCATCAATTATTATTTTATTTGTGTGTTCATCATCAACTTGAACTTCAACTTTTGTTAAATCAATTTGCGTTTCTGCATAGGTAACACCATCATCAGGACAAATTGTTCTAAATTTTACTAATTCTGATACTGATTTAGCTCTAATATTTAAAAATATATATTCAATATCAAAGATAGGTAACTGTTCTACTTTTAATACATCAAAAGTACAAGCATTAACAATTTCTTTTAATGCTTCAATCATTTGCTTATTGTCTCCTGTTTCAAGTGCAATGTACAATATCTTTTCTTCTTTAACAAGAAAAGGTCTATATTTGATTTTTTTATCTTCTGATGGTAGTGTCAACTCATATGTTGGGATTTCCACCTTGGGTAGTGCCATAATAACTCCTTTTTAATTATATACTCTTATTTATTATAAATTAAGAGGTGGTAAATTACCAAATGGAGGAAACACTCTACCTCCCGTAATACCTCCAATTGGTAAACGTCTTTTAATACCTTCTAATACTTGTGTTCCAGCTCTACGTAATTCTGGTGGTAATCTATTCATTAATCCACCAAAAGCACCATAACTACTTTTTACATCTACATTTCTAAAGTTTGGTTGACCTAATGCAAAATTACCATTTTTATTATGAAAATAATAATTCACCCAATATCTAAATGTAAATGTAATGTTAAATGTTGTTATAGCATTAGTATCAGCATATGCATAATCAACAGGTCCTATTATTTTAGGGAAACAATCAAATAATTTTACAGCATATGTTACATCATCTCTCTCTGCCTTACTAGCATAACTTCCTAATTGAAATATGTTAATATCAGATACATAGTTATCATAAAAATTAAAGTTATGAGATTGAGTACTGAATGCAGCTGCTTGCCAAGTTTCAAAATATGTTCTTTCTCTTAAAAACTTATCACTATAAAAGGTAGCTGTTATATCAGCTGATTTATAATCATATGCAATTTTACGAGCTGGACCCGCAGTTTTAATTTCTAATGTTTCAACAGTTCTCTCTGGCATAGATATTGCATTACAAAAAGCATTTACTCTTTTAGCATTTGAATTTTGAATACCTACTAATTCGCCTTGTGTTTTAAATGTTTGTAATGTTTCTTCTGCACTTACAGAAGGTTCGCTTAAATCATCACCTAACACAATAGGACTAGCACCTTTAGGCAAATAAAATTCTACATAAAATTTGGCTTTACGAGCAAAACCCTCAGCCTCATTAACATATGAGTGTATTCTACCCATTGTAGTTTCTTTTTGAGGTCCTTGAGGTCGTCTAAATCTTTTATCGTTTTCTACATTGTCTAAAGAACGATCACGCGGTAATCCTAATCTTACATCAAATCCACCAATACGAACTCCACCTCTTAATATTGCCATTAGATAAAACTCCTTGAAGCTGTATAAACAGAACTAGCAGGTCTTTTTTGAAATTGTTGTACTGGTAAATAACAAGCGATGGCGGCCTGGTTTAAATCTATTTTTAAAAAACTTGACCTCACGTGTTTATACAAATACTTTTTAATTGTTGCTTTTGATAATGGTATAGACTTGACACGACTCCAACTTACATCAAATCTTGCCTTTGATAAATCTTTATTTGTAGCGTATCTTTGCATTTGTTCTAATAACCTTAATCTTACACCAGGTGCTAGATAGTGAAAATTTAATCCACTAAATCCACCTTTAATACTATCTAATGGTAGTACAAGTGGAAACGTATCATAATATGGTAAAGTTTCTTTATACTTTGGGTCATAAAAAAATAAATTTAATAAACCAACATTAGGCCTAGCAGTCAATGTTCCTTGTGACATTAATTTACTAGCACTAATCTTTTGACCAATAGATGATATTGCGTTTTTATACCAAGTTGCTGATTTAGTAGTATCGCCTTGTTTATTAGCTAATTTATCAAGTATTGAAGCCATTTAATATATTTATATTAACTATATACACCTATGTCTTTTTCAGTAAAAATTTTAAACTCTAAATCGTTGCCTTCACAATACACTTTAGCGGCTTGCCATTTAGCTTGGTTCTTTATATATTCTAATTGTTCACGTAAATAAGAACGACCTTGTTTCTTTGGTTTTTTAGGTGGGAAACACTGGCGATATGGTTTGATTTCAACCATAAATTTCTTGCCTGTTTTTAACTTGAATATAAAATCTGGATAGTATCTATGAATACGATAATCAATTGGTGAACGATAGATAATAGGTATTTCTTCACTTGCCCAAAACTCAACACTATCATTTTTATCCAAATATACCATCATACGCCTTTCTAATAGCGAACGATATACTATTCTATTTGGATCACCAGCATACTTTTTAGGGTGTGTTGGTTTATAAATTCCTTTATAACTTGCTCTCATATCATATAAATATTACTAAAATATACAACTATTTATGGCACTTTCAAAAGTAGCAAATTTAATCCAAAAGAACTTAGGCAATTTAACTGGTGGAGGTTTAGCTGGTATTGCAGGTGGTGTTGTTGGTTCTTTGATGGACAAGGCTAGAAATAGTATTCAAACTAATGCTGCAGCAGCTAAAATATTAAACAAGTCACCATTAGAAATAAACGATACAAGCCCTATAGCACATATGAAAAGTAATCCTTATCAATATGGTACGGTTTACTATCCTTCTGATATACAAAATTTAGGTACAGGTCATTATATGTTATTTGATATAATAGTAAATGACCATACAACATATCAAAACGCTACATTTAAAAATAACAAAATAAATCCTAATAAAGTTACCAATAGATTTTTAGGGCAAGATATTGACGCAACAGCAAGAGGAGGAACATTCACTGGCGCAATCACACGTCAAAAGGGATTTACGGGAAGAGTTGCAACGTTAAAAGAAAATGGAGTAGAACAAAGTAGAATTACTAATTTATCATCTGGACTTCAAAGAAATAAAGGTTTTGGTATTAAAGCAACACATAATATGGTTACCGATACAGTTGTTTTATATACCCCTAAAAATTTAAAAACAACTTATCTAGTTAGTCACGAAGGTACTGAAACTGGTATGTTAGCAAATTTAGCAGGAGCGGATTTTACTTCTCCTAGTGATATAGCATCCAGATTAAAAGAAAGCGGTACACAATTTTTAACTGAAGTTGCAGCGATGGGATTAGCAATTGTACCAGGAGCAGGTGATTTAAAAGCTTTATTGACACGAACAACAGGTCGTGCTTTTAATAATAATTTAGAGATGGTTTTTAAGGGTGTACCAATGAGAGAATTTTCATATGAATTTGAATTTGCGCCTAGAAATAGAAAAGAATTAGATGCTGCACAAAAAATTATCAATTTATTTAAATTTCACATGCATCCAGAGTTGGGTTCTGGTAATGATTTTATAACACCATCTGAATTTCAAATAACATATATGTATATGGAAAATAGAAATTCATATATTCCAAGAATTAGTCGTTGTGTGTTAACAAATTTAGATTTAACACATGGAGCAGAAAACGTTTTCAGTACATTTGCTGGTGACGAATTAGGTGCTGCTCCAATTTATACGAAAATGGAATTAAAATTTAGTGAAACTGAAATTATGACTAAAAAAACTATTGCAGAAGGATTTTAAATGTATTTTGCATATTTTCCTAAAGGTCTTTATGATTTAAAAGGTGATGGTAATTATAAACTTGTCACTGACTTAATGAAACGTGTCAAAGTAAGAAGTAAAACTTTAGATGAAGCAAGTTTATATGATTTGTATGATGTACCTGAAGGAGAGACTCCTGAAATTACTGCATTTAAACATTTTGGTAGTACAGCCTATCACTGGATAATTTTAATGACTAATAATATTACAGATAGATATTATGGTTGGCCTTTAAATACTTTTGAATTTGAAAATTATTTAAATGACAAATACACAAATCCTAATGCAATTCATCATTATGAAATAACACAATCAAGCGGAAAGACATCAGGAGATGGACCAAGTGATTATGAATATAAAATAGAAGTAAATGATACAACTCCTAATGCTGTAGGTATTACTAATAGAGAATATGAAGAAAGATTACAAGATTCAAAAAGACAAATTAAATTATTAAATGCGGCGTATCTACCTATTTTATTAGAAGAATTTGAAAACTTAATGGTTGAGTAATGAGTACTGTATATGATACACTCGATTCAAGTGCAATAAGAAAACCTGGTGCATACTCTCTTACTGATATCAATTTAATATCGTATCAATCTGGTACAGGCGATAATGAACCAAAAAAAGTATCAATTGAAACTTTAGTTATTGATTTAAATATATACGAAAGCATTTATAACAAAACATTATCAGGTAATTTATTAATAGTAGATAGTGAAAACGTAGTTGGACGATTACCACTGACTGGCAATGAACGTATTGAATTTAAATTTTTCACACCTTCTTGTTCAAAAGGTTATGATTTTTCAATTAAATCAGGTAATCCTATGTACGTTTATAAAATTAGTAAACGACAAGCGGTAACGCCTAGAACACAAATGTATCTATTACATTTCTGCAGTAAAGAATTAATTACTAATGAAACAATACGTTTACAGAACGCTCTAACCAATACATATTCATCAATGGTTGCTAACGTTATACGTAATCCAGACTTTTTAAATTCAGCAAAAAACATTTACATTGAACCCTCTTTTGGATTACATAAAGAAATATTTGCAAATGACCGACCTTTTGATGCAATTGATAAACTATCGCTGAGAACTATTAGTGAAAAATTTAACAATTCAGGTTATTACTTCTATGAAACTTCAGATGGATTTATGTATCGTTCATTAGAATCTATGATGGCAATAGAAGCAAATACCGCAAGACCTGTATTAGCAAAATTTAGACCCAAACCAGCCAATATTAGAGAAAATGGAAATAAGGATATAAAAAACGAAATGCAAATTGTATCTAAATTTAATATCATAGATCAATTTGATACAATTAAAAATTTAAGAAATGGAGTGTATGCGAGTCGTTTATATACCTATGACTCTACGAATAAAATTTATACCTCACATGACTATGATTATAATTTAGAATACGAAAAATCAATGCATACGGAACCCGGTAAAAATGGTGAAAGAACAGATAACACTGGAATACTTCCATTACATAATAGAGAAGGTAAGTTTTTATCTGATTTTAAAAATACTTCTGTATATCTATGGACCAACACAAGTGATATACATGATAACATAGTATCACCTGATCCAAAAGATTATTTACAAAAACGACTATCACAAAGACTTGCGTTTGCGTCTTTTAAATTAGAAATTACAGTACCAGGATTTACTGGATTAACTGCCGGCGATTTAATTACTTTTGAAATGCCGTCGTATCAACCGTATGGAGAGGGACAACCAAGAGACAATGACCCGTACATGAGCGGCCGTTATTTAATTTCTTCTATACGTCATCAACTCAATCGTAAAAGCAATAAACATATAATGATTTTAGAGTGTATCAAAGACTCGGTACGTACACCTTATCCTGAAGAAAATATAGATACATTTTCAGGTAAAGAAAAGGACCGTAGAGGAGTTATAGATATATACGAATTAGACAAACAATATACAAACGCACTTAATACTTTCTTCTAACTATGAATACATACACTGAGAACGCCGCTGAGACGGCGCTGAGACGGCCGGTAAACGGCTATGAAGGTATAAGGTCTATCGGCAATATACTTACAGGATTAAAGAGATTAATACACAAACTAAAGGAGAACACCCTATGAATATAAGTGAGTTAAACTTTACATATATCAAAAAAGCGTTGAGAAAATTAAAGTCAGCATTTTCTTTTAAAATATGTAAGTGTAAAAAAAACAATAAACAATAAACGGAGATACTATGAAACAGCTGAAAGATATATACATTTCCTTTGTAGATAAATGCCGTCTTGCGAGTGGAGAATACTGGATTTACGTAAGTATTATACTATTTGTATTGATTTGGCGTTATTTGTTGAGTTAAACCTCGGCTGCGTAGAAAGGAATAAA